GTAGCAAACTTAGTCAAAAATTAGAGGGCCTTCCTGAGTCAAATAAACTAGCAACAAAGATTCAAAATAGAGCAATAAAATAATTGGAGGAAATTGTGACCCAGAAATACACGGACGATGAGGTGAGGGTTGATCTCGTTGCCCTATCATTGTTTTTGCAGGACAAGTTCAAAAACGATGACCCTAATGCGCCTGTTGGAGAATTCTGGTCAGTTGTAACGCGTATTAGCTGGGCCGCATCCCAATACCTCGAAGCAAAGAAGGTGCTGGAGTGGTATGCAAACGAAGAAAACCACGGCTTACCCGCAAAGTTAACAAGAACCGGCATGGAGTCACTTTCAACGCCCGTTCAAGACGACCAAGGCCAACGCGCCCGAGAGTTCCTGGAGGGGAAATGACAGACCGCATCAATGGATTTACCGTTGTTTTAAGTGAAAGCCGTAGAACTGACGACACGGCAGATATTTTAAATGCGCTGCTCATGATCCGAGGCGTTGCGCACGTCGAGCCGAAGATTGAAAGCTCATGTTGCTGGCTTGCGGCGCGGCAGGAAAAATCGAATCTAATGAAAAAGATGGGAGAGTTGTTTAACGAGGTTTTCAAATGAAAATCACCATCCTTCCACCAATGTACGCAGACGGATACGTTCCAACAGACTTCGAAGGGGAGAAAGATGAAGTTATCACAAGCCATAGACCAGCTCGACAAGATCGCCTCAATGGTAAGGAAGTCCAACACCGGGTTTGTAGAGGAAGGGTATTGGAATAGGACGCTTGAAGATTCAGAAGCCTTGGTCAGAGAATTCAAGGCCAAATATGCAAAGAGCGATTCACAAATGGCGTGTGATGTGGTAAACTGACGGAAGCGGAAATGTAGGGATTTCAATAGAGTGCGATGAAAAAACATGCCATTTGAAAAAGGTAATCCGGGAAGGCCGAGGGGGGCCAGACAAAAACATGGTGACGCCTTCATTGAAGCCTACATGGAGGAATTCAGGATTAATGGGAAGGCCGCTTTGACGTCACTTGCCACCTTAGACCCAAAGGCCTTTCTTCAGATTGGTGCATCGCTATGTCCCAAAGATGCAGCCATTCAGATTTCAGGAGATCCTGACAACCCCCAAGTCCACGAGATCAGGATTACACGGCTGACATGACCATCATCAACCTTGCCATGCCGCCTTGGGCTGATCCTATCTGGGAGCCTAAACGATACAAAGTCATGTATGGGGGCCGGGGGTCTGGTAAATCCTGGACAGCCGCCGACTATCTCACCGCGACCGGCGCCGCAAAGCCTGAGAAAATCCTCTGTGCGCGTGAATTCCAGAAGTCCATCAAGGAATCAGCCCATGCGTTGATTAGCAAGCGCATCGAACAGAACGGCCTTTCCGGTGAATACGATATTGGGGAAAGCTATATCCGCTCAAGGGTCGGCACGGAATACCTTTTCCTCGGTCTCCGGCACAATATCAGCCAGATCAAATCGCTTGAGGGTGTTACGAAAGTCTGGGTAGAGGAGGCGCAGACGATTTCTCAAGCCTCATGGGATGTATTGATCCCCACAATCCGAACGCCCGGGTCTGAGTTTATCGTCACCATGAACCCAGAAGACGACGACGACGCATCCTATGACATGTTCATTAACAAAAAACAACCCGACGCATGGGTCAGGAAAGTCAACTACGACGAAAACCCGCGCTTCCCGGCAGAGCTTGAGTCCGAGCGGTTAAAACTATTCACCGAAGCCAGCTTTGCACAGCAGCAGGGCGACAACTCACTGATGGATAAATATAACCATATCTGGCTTGGGATGTGCCGCAGATCAACCGCGGGCGCTATTTACGGCACGCTCATGGCTGAAGCGGCGGAGAAGGGGAGAATATGCGGTGTTCCGTATAACCCTTCATTACCCGTCATCACCTCATGGGACATTGGCTTCAGCGACACGAACTCAATCTGGTTTGACCAGATCGTCGGCAAGGAAATCCATTGCATCGACTACTACGAAGACAGCTTAAAATCGTTAGACCATTACGTCAAAGTATTGAAGGGAAAGCCATACAATTACGCAGCCCATGTTCTTCCTCATGACGCGGGGCATATGAGCATAAGAACCGGAATGACCATCGCGCAACAGCTTGAGGGAATGGGGCTTGGCAAGGTGGGTAAGGATTTAATTGTTCTGCCCGTCGATAACATCGCGCCAGGCATCGAGCTGGTGAGGCAGACAATCCCAAGAACGTACTTCGATGAAACCAAATGCGCAGTCGGCATCAAAGCGTTAAAGAAATATCACTACGAATGGGACGAAGACCGCCAGAAGTTCAAGGACACGCCTGCACATGACTGGGCTTCTCACCCCGCCGACGCCCGCCGCACGTTCGCAACGTACATTTCCACGGTGAAACCCGGCGCACAGTCTCAACCCCCGCAGCCCCGCATTTACGCACAGCAAGGATGGATGGCCTAAACCTTGACAGCGGTATAATTATACCCCATAATTAAGGGCATGGAAAATAAGGCCCTTAATCCATTAAACACCGGAAAAGTAAGAAAACTCACGACCTTGATGGCCAAGGCGATTGAGAAATCTGGCGACGTTTTCACGGCGAATGAAATGCTTGCGGCTCTGGACGTAATGAGACAGAGCGTTGAGGGCATCGCAAAGCAGGCCGTGAATGGCTGACACGCCCCAAGACGAGAAAAAGCTATCACCCGCGCTGGTCGAGAAGATCCTAAAAGACGGGCTAGAGCAATTCCATATCGCTGATGAGGCCGAGCGTGAACCCCGCAGGGAAGCCCTTGAGGCTGACCGTTTCGCTTTGGGACAGCAATGGGACAACGCAATCACTCAGTCCCGGCAGCTACAGGGAAGGCCCTGCCTAACGATCAATAAGACTGCACCAGCAATTCGCCAGGTGACGAATGACGCCAGACAAAACCGTCCGCAAGTCAAGGTCTCGCCCACGGACGACGGCACGGAAGAAACAGCGGAAATCCTCGAAGGGATGGTCAGGCACATCCAAGTCTCGTCAAACTCTGACGTTGCCATTGATACAGCTTTTGACCAGTCCGTACGCGGGGGATGGGGTTATTACCGTGTTCTGACGAAGTACGTTAACGACGAGTCTTTCTTGCAAGAAATCAAGATCGACCGCATCAAGGACAGGTTTACCGTTTACTTTGACCCGTTCTGCATGGAGCCGGATTACTCCGATGCCCGGTTTGCCTTCATCGTCAATGACATTCCGAAGTCCGAGTTTGAGAGAGATTATCCCACTGCCAAAGCCAACAACGACATGCTTGGTGGGCAGGACACGAAACAATGGATCGGTGAGGATACAATCCGCGTTGCGGAATACTGGAGGATCGAGGAGACCGACGCCCAATTACATGAACTGGAAGACGGAACCACGATCTCCTCTGACAAATACGATTTAGCTGTACAGCACGCCGAACAGGCGCCGCATATCACGCCCCCAAAGAAGATCAAGCGTTCACGACCGATTAAGCAACGCAAGATCATGTGCTACAAGATCACCGCGTTTGATGTTCTGGAATCATACGAATGGCCGGGCAAGTACATTCCGATTATTCCCGTATTGGGTGAAGACCACGAGATCGACGGTAAACGTTATCTCCGGGGTATGACCTACTCGATGATGGACGCGCAGCGGCAGTATAACTACTGGACGAGCGCGGCGACTGAAGCGATTGCGCTTGCACCCAAGGCACCTTGGCTTGTCGCTGAAGGACAAATCGAGGGCTACGAGCAGATTTGGCAGAATTCCAACGTGGGGACTCCTGCGGTTCTGACCTACAAGCCCACGGCATTAAACGGCGCACCGATCCCCGGCCCGCAACGTAATCAGGCCGAACCCCCGATCCAAGCCATGACCTTGGCTATTCGGCAAGCCTCAGACGACATGAAATCCTCCTCGGGGATCTTTGACGCATCCCTTGGAAACCGCTCAAACGAAACCTCCGGCAAGGCAATTATGGCCCGCCAGAGGGAAGGGGACACATCGACATTCCACTTCATCGACAACCTTACGAGATCAATGAGGTTCCTTGGGTTAATCCTCCTCGATCTTATCCCGAAGATTTACGACACCCACAGAGTCATTCGCATTGTCCATGAGGACGGAACCCACGAAACGACCGAGATCAACCAGCATCTTAAACCCGGTGTCGCACAGCAGGCACAGGGAGCAGTGCAGAAGATTTACGACGTCACCACCGCGAAATACGACGTGGTTATCAATACCGGCCCGTCATACACCACGAAGCGCCAGGAAGCCCTGGAATCCATGATCAACATTTCTCAGGCTTATCCTCCTCTCTGGCATGTGGCCGGCGACCTGATGGCAAAGAACATGGACTGGCCGGGAGCAATGGACTTGAGCGAGCGTCTTAAGAAGACCTTGCCGCCTCAATTACAGGATCAGGACGAGCAAGACCCGCAGAAAGCTATCCAGCAGAACCAGCAGCTAAGCCAAATGGTTGAGCAGCTTACGCAGGCTCTCCACGCCGCGCATGACCAGATCGATACGAAAGCCGCAGAACTCGCAAGTCGTGAGAAAATCGCGCAGATGAACAACGAGACCAACCTGTCTATCGCGGAAATCAACGCCCTTGTTAAGCAGATGGGCAACCAGTTTGCCGTGTTCAAAGAGGAACTTAACCACCTCAGGGGCCAGAAACAACTCGACCAGCAGGATCAGCAATTCGCAGCACAGCACAGTCTCGCACAGCAACAGGCAGCGCAAGCAGCAGCACAACCGGGGGCGTAATCTTGGGATATAGGAATTTAATCAAGAACCCGATACCGGGAATTAGCTCTGAGGGTTTGGCGTTTCACCACATGATCAACCTCACTGACATTCCCGATGAAGAGGTTGTGAAGCTTTTCCCACCCTTGCCTACCGAGCCACCCACCTGACACGCAGATGGAGTTTGTTCGTTTTCCTCATCTGTAGAACTCGCCCTCGGTTAAAAGCCGGGGGCTTTTTTTATCGGGTTGAAGATTCAAGAACAGCGCGACACACAGAGAGGACAACATCATCTGACGACTGTTGTTTGAAGGCGTTAAGACCAAAAAGAATGAAACGGCAATTGTCTTTTATGTATCCCCTTGAGTGGTCGATGCGATCAAGGCTGGGGCAGAACATACCCTGCTTTGATTGGCAAACCTCAAAAGGAATTCCCGACATTTCACAGCACCCAGTCCAACGGCTTCGCGCCCAGTCATTATCCAAGTCGAACGGCACCCCGCTTTTATTACATTTGGCTCTGGCATGTTTAACAAGATGGTACCACGGCGCTTCGCGGCGCATCTTGAAATGCCATTCCCTGTTACTTGCTTTCCACATTTGGTACATCATACCCCATTTATCTATTAAAATCAATAGTTTTGTAATGGGGTAGTATTGCACCCCCTCACTTTTCGTGTTATTATAGTTTCGTTCAACAAATGGCGCACAGTCGCTGATAAGGAGAACCGATGACTCAGGATGTTGGCGAAACCGCTTTGACACCCGACCAGTCAGCACCGCCCGAGGCCGAAGCGCCGAAGGAAGATGCACCAAAGGTCGAAGAGGCATCGAGCAGCCAGGGGGAAGACCCTAAGAAGAAGCTTGGCGGCTGGCAGCGTAAACTTTTAAAGCGCGACACGGTGATTTCAGCGCAAGCCGCAGAAATTGAGCGCCTCAGAAAGATTGCAGCCTCCACACAAGCACCTCCGCAGGCCCCGCCCCCGATTGACCCAAACCTTCCTTGGGAGCAGCAGCAGGAAGTTTTAGTTGACCGAAAGGTTGATGACAAACTCGCCCAGCGGCAGAGAGCCCAAGAAATCGAGGCGCTTAAACAGCAAGACCTCCAAAGGCTTCAAGATAACAAGATGAAGTGGGAGGCGTCTGCAGCCGAAATTCGGCAAGCGCGACCAGACTTCGACCAAGTTCTTGCCAAGTACCACGGCCCCAACGACGACCATATTTGGGGCGGCATCATGAGCGCAGGCAAGCCCGCGGAAGTGGCGTTGTATATCGCTGAAAATCCGCACGAGGCTTTTGCGATGAGAAACATGAAGCTGACGGAAGTGTACGACCGCATTGACCAAATCGAAGACAAGCTCGAACAGGCGAAGTCACCGGCTGCAAAAACCACGAATGCACCGCCGCCTGTCAATCCAGTCAAGGCATCTGCCAAGACTAACCAATCCGAAGCGCCGGACGATCCGGATGAATTTAGGGAATGGGACAGGAAGAGGCGGGCAAAACGCTAGGCCCGCTGAATAGGTTTTCGGCGGGTTAACCCAACCCCCGGAGACTTAAATGTCGAACAGCCTTCTTACTATCTCGATGATCACCAACAAAGCTTTGATGATCCTCGAAAACAACCTGAGTTTCACGCCAACTGTCAATCGAAGCTACGACGACCAATTCGCAAAATCTGGCGCGAAAATCGGTAACACCGTCAACGCGCGACTTCCTGTCCAATACACTGGCGGCAGAACGCCCACAATCGCGCTCAACTCGACGGTTGAAAGCTATGTCCCGATCACGCTAACCACGCAATACAACATCGGTGTGGCGTTCACCTCGCAAGACCTCACGCTGTCTATCGATGATTTTGGAGACCGCATCCTGAAGCCCCAAGTGGCGCAGCTCTCAAACATGATCGATTATGATGGCCTCCAGCTCTATAAGGACATCTACCAGCAAGTCGGTACGCCTGGCGCGACCCCTTCCTCTCTGGAAACGTATAACAACGCTGGCGTCAAGCTGGATAACTCCGCGGTTCCTGACGATGGCCTCCGTTACACGTGCCTCAATCCTGCAGCTCAAGCAAAAGCCGTTGTCGCTGGTCAAGCATTCTTCAACCCCAACATGGATATTTCCGATCAATACCGTAAAGGGTTCATGGGTAAGTACGCTGGTTTCGAATTTGCCAAAGACCAGAACGTCGGCGTACAAACCATCGGCACGTATGCCGCGACCAATGGCACGATGACAGTCACCAACGCCGTTTCTACCGGCTCCACCGTCGTTACGGGAGGCTGGACGTCAGGCGACCAACTGAACAAGGGTGATATTGTTACTTTCTCTGGTGTCTATCGCGTAAACCCGCAAAACCGTCAAAGTACGGGGCAGCTCCAACAATTCGTCGTTACGGCGGATACTGGCGCAGCTTCGGGCGGCGGCGCTCTCACGCTGTCTCTGTCTCCGGCTGTGGTGTTCTCGGGCAACTACCAGAACGTGACCTCCACTACTGGCACCATCGCCGCAGGCGCAACCATTACGGTCTACGGCGCCTCCGCAACGGTTTCGCCCCAAAACATGGCCTACCATCGCGATGCTTTCGTGTTCGCAACGGCTGACCTTGAACTCCCTCAGGGCGCTGTCGGCGGCGCACGTAAAGCCTCCAAGCTCTCTGGCATCTCGCTTAGGATGCAGCCGTTCTATGACGGTATCAACGACCTCTCGTATTGGCGTCTTGACGTTCTAGGCGGCTGGAAGTGCGTCCGCCCTGAACTCGCTTGCCGCGTGAGTGGCTAACCATGAGCATCAACACCGTAACAACGGCGATTGCTGGCAACCTTGGCGCGGGATTCCCTGACGGTCTCCTGCTCCTCGGCACCCCGCAAACGCTTGCAGCTACTGGGTCGGCCTACACCGACGCGGCGGCAATCACGGGGAATTGCGTCATCACCACGGGCGGCGACGGGTCAAAGGGTATTCAATTGCCCGTTCCGACTGCTCCGATGCAGTGGTGCCTGGTTTACAACTCGGCATCCGGTGACGTGAAGGTTTATCCGAACACGGGCGGCACGATCAACGGCGGTTCCACGAACGCCGCTGCCCTTCAGGAAGACCTTTCCCTCGGTCTCTATGTCTCAACCACTGCCCTTAACTGGGCGGCAATCTACACAGCGGGGTAAACCATGGTTGACACCATTACCACGAATATCTCCGGCTCTCTCGGGGCTGGTTATCCTGATGGCATGACGCTGAACAACACGGTCGTTGCCACAGCGCTTGCCACGCCCGGCGCCATTGAAACCGGCACCACGGCTGCGGATACCATCACACTCAAGGTCTATGACGTTGACGGAACGACTTACAAGACGTTCGGCACCGGCACGGCCAACAACACACCAACCTTTGCATGGTCTCAACCTTCGGGTGGCACCCTGACATGGGATGGCGGGGAGATTGGCGGCACGACCCCCGCGGCTGGTGCATTTACCACGCTATCCGCTACGGGCAATCTCACTGTTTCCGGCTACAAACTGGACAGCGTTGGGAATGCCCTGACGGCAGCGGGAACGAACCGCGCGACCGCTTTGCAGCTTGCCAAGCAACGTAACATCGTCACAACGGCAGCATCTGGTACGGGCGTTATTCTGCCTGTGGGCGTCATCGGAATGCGCATTACCATCTTCAATGATGGCGCAAACGCAATCACGGTCTACGCAAGCGGCTCGGAAACCATCGATACGGTTGCAGGCTCGACGGGCGTTCCTCTCACCAACACCAAACGCGCTGATTTCTTCTTTGATGCAGCGAATACCTGGATTTCCGCTCAGTTGGGCGTGGTCTCGGCGTAACTCTTACCCCTCAGTTGGCCGGGGGCTTAAAACGTCCTCGGCCAATTGCTTAAAGGACATAAATGGCGAAGGTTCTCGATCTTCTCACCGATGCGATGCAGGAAATCGGCGCTCTCGCTATCGGGGAAGTATTGGGGGCTGACGAGGCTAAAAAGTGTTTAACCAAGCTCAACGACATGATTGAGGCTTGGAACACCGAAGCCATGACGGTGTATTCCATCGTGGAAGAAGTGTTTCCCGTCGTCGCAAACAAACCCTCATACACCATGGGGCCGGGCGGGGACTTTGACACCGTTCGCCCGGTTCGTATCGTGGATATGTACTCCAGGGATTCTCAGGGGAATGATTACCCGGTTGACTCGACCGTAAATTACGACACCTACAGCGCGATACTTCCGAAGTATATCACTAGTCCTTTGGCTCAGCTTTGCTACAACGACAACAACTTCCCCTTGATCACGCTGTTCCCCTGGCCGATCTGGAATGACGCAAGCTATTCGGTCGTGATCTGGTCTTGGCAGGCGATTTCCTCGTTCTCAAGTTATACGACAACGATCTCACTTCCTCCGGGATACAACAGGGCGCTGAAATACAATCTTGCCCTTGAACTCGGCCCCACTTTTGGCATGCCGATCTCGAATGATTTACGAGACCTCGCATCGTCTTCAAAGGCTCAATTGAAGCGCATCAATACCACTATTCTACAGATGGGCATTGATAACTTCCTCCTGAAAACCCCTGTGGGATGGAACTGGCGGGCTGCTTGCTTCGGGGGTCAGTAAATGTCAAAGATTCCCTTTGTAGGGCCTGCCTACACACTCAGAAGTAAAAACCTCGACTGCCAAAGATGCGTCAACCTCTATCCGGTAAAATCCGAGACAGGGACGTCAAAAAGCATTGACGCTTTACAGGGGACACCGGGTCTAAAGACCTTCATAGACTTCGATTACATTCCTCCCGCTGTAATCCCGAACCTCTTTGTCATTGGCTATGTCTCGAATGATGACAGCTCCAGTAACCTGGCTCTCTATGACGTGGACGATGATTATTCTCCTGTCACCTTCGACAACACGGTCTTCTCAGGCAACGACCAGATTTTCTATACGAGACTGTCAAGGGACGGAAACTACCTCGCGGTAAGTGCCTCGGGTACGGACGACACGAAGCAATGCTTCTTCATGTTCGATACGACGACTTATGACGAGATCACAGACTACGGGGACATTCTCACCGATACAAACCCCTATTACGAGCAGATCGCATTCTCAGACACGATGATCGGTCTTGCCTCAGATAGCGGGGCAATTCCTGACTTCATGGTCTACGACATTACCACGAGGGCAGAACTCCATACGATTTCTGACGGAACGGGGGGATACGGACAGGCTATAGCCTTCTCCCCTGATGGCTCTTTGATGGCCGTGGGTTCGTATTCTACAACCGGCTCCTTTGGCAACGTAAGGGTGTTTAACACCTCTGACTGGTCGGCTGTCACTGTCCCTGTAACTGCAATCGGAAAACATTCTGTACAGGATTTAAAGTTTTCTCCTGATGGAAATTATCTCGCGGCA